TTCGCTATACCCTCCTTGTTTAGGTTGCCTCTATTATACTCGATTTAACCTTTCAAGTCAAGAGCAAATCACACTTTTTCGGTGTATTATGTGATTTTCTACACACTTTTTGCCGAAAAAGCGTGATTTAGCGAATTATTATCCCTTGCTCCGCCGCCATTGCTTTGAGTACGGCGTCTCCCGCCGAATTTGTTTTCTTTGGTTTTTTCCTGATGTCTTTCAGTATTTTTGAAAGACTCGGCAACTTCTTCTGCCTTGCGAATGCTTCCGTATGCCATGCAAGCGTGATGTTGTCCTCGAACAGTCGAGTTTCCCGCTCTCGCTTTTGCTTTGCAAGGAGCATTACTTCATACGGAGTGTAATTGCCGATTCGTAAGGGATCTATGTCAAAGAACACGACTGCCTTTTCGCAAAACTCGGAAAGGTCAAAGGCAGTCTCACTTATTCCCCCTGTTTACCTTCTGCCTTGCCGAATGCAAGCGTAAAGGCTTCGCCGAGTTTGTCCGCAATCTCGGTGATGTTTGAATACTCGTCAATCAGGTCACCGACCTTTTCGAGTGTAAGGGTTTTGTCTTCGTGGCAAAGCCCCGCATACACGATAATGAGCAAGTCTTTGATACCCACGTGCGAAAGGTCAAGTGCTGTAATGTTCTTTCCTGTAAGGTCTTCTACCTTGACGAGCGCATTGATGCCGTATCTCAATGTTCTGGGTTTATCCAGATTGATAGTTACTCCGTTCTTCATTCTTACTCTCCTTTATGGAAACTCAATTCGCCCGTACCCGTAAGTTCAAGGCTGATGCTAACCACGTCATCCACCGGGTCTTCGATTGACAAACTGCTGATGTATGCCGTTCCCTGATAGTAGTTCGCATTATCCACATACAGCTTTACGATTACGGTCGTGCCTGCAAGATACGCTTCTTGCAACGTCGCTTGTCCTTGCGTGTCGGTCGGAACTTCGTAATCGCCTTCCGAACTTGCCGTCCACTCTTTAAGTCCCGTGATGTAGTTTTTCCAATCATCGCCGAGTGCAGTCGTTTCCAAAGTTTCAAGCGACAGTTCAAGCGACCAGTTCTTGATTGCGGCTACCTTTTGGTTTCCGCTCTCACCGATAATCACTTTTCCGTTTTTACCTGCTACCGCCATTTTCGTCCTCCTATTTTTCGTTGTAATAAAACTCGAACTCGATGCTCGACAGGTACTCTTCCGTATTGAACTTCAATGCGGTGTTCCCGTTGTACTCGTAGTCCGTTTTAATGAAAACGGCTTGGATTTCCAAGCCGCACATATTTCCGTGAAAGTCTTGAAAGGCACGCTTTACCATTCTCGACAATTCTCTTGCTTTCTTGAACGTTCTGTCGTGGCACACGAACTGCATCGTCTGCCTGACAAACCCCGTATCGCCTTGCAGAGCCGAATCGTAGTTGGCATGCACGGGCGAATAAACGATTGCCGGGAGTGGTGCGTCTTCGGGGAGCATTATGGGGAATATCTTATTCCCCACACGTTCTCTTATCTGTTCGTTTTTGCTTAAATACGCATATATTGCTTGGCAGATGTCCGTCATAGTTTTCTCCCCACCGCATTCGAGATTGCTTTCACGATCTCATCGTTTATCTTGTCGATGTTTTCGTCCACGGCATTTCGTAGAAACGGGTTAGCAGGTCTCCCCCTTGCACCGAGTTCTACGAACGTGCCGTATCGGAGTGACTTGTCATAGTCTACCGACACGGTCGCTTTGGTTTCCGTGGCTTTGCCTTCGTTGAGTTTCAGACTCGCTTTCAGCGTTCCCGTATCCACGGGGCAATTCCGCCTCGCATCGTCAAGCGCAATTTTGCCGCCTGCCTTTGCTCCCGTCATAAGTACAGATGACGCGGCATCTTCCATTGCTCGGATATCTTTCACGAGTTTGTCTGCGCCTTCCACTTTCGTTTTAACCTTCCGCTGCTTTGCGCTGTAACCCATTGTTCACGATCTCCTTGCAATTGAGTATTGTGGCTTTATGCCCCGTTTTATCGTCCGAAACTCCGATTATTTCATATAACGAGTTCCCGTACCTAACGCGATTTAGAACGGTCACGTTAGTCGTGTATCGGAGCGTTATCTTCACCACCGTTTCCGCTGAAACTTGTTGCGCCGTGTAATACTCCGTACCGCTCACAGGCTCGATACTCGCCCATCTTACGTCCGTTGTCACCCATGTTCCTTCTTGCCCGCCGAAATCGTCTCTCTCCCACACGAAGGTCAGAATTTCCACCTTTCGGTTCAATCTTCCTATATCCATCAGAACCTCTCTTTCCTGTAGGCGAACAGCATTCGCCTGACAAGGTCAAGGGTTTCGGATATATCGATACCCGTCTTATCCTTTGAGATTTGCCTTTCTTCGTAAAGCGTGGCTACGACTATAAGCATTGCCTGCCGCACGGTTTCGGGAAGAGGTTCGATTTCCGCAAGCGGTCTTCGAAGCACGTCTTCCGTCAATTCCTGTGCAGCCACAATCAGTGAGGCTATGAGATTTTCCTCGTCATCGCCGTCAACTCTCAAAAACTCTTTGGCTTCTTGAAGAGTAATCATACTCATACCTCCCTATTGTTTTTCGTTTTACGCGCCCCTCTTTGCAAGAGTGACGAACGGCGAAACGGTCGCACTGCCTTTGTAAGGAGTGAGAGGTTTCGTCCAGATAGGTTTGCCGTCAACCCTGTAGATGAAACGGAACACGTTTTCATCGTAAAGGAATCTGACGTGAATGGAACTTGCCGACTTAATGCCGCCCTTATCAATGAGAAGGTACTGACCGATATCCGCAAGGATGATGTCTCCGACTTCGCCTGCGGCGCTGCACTGTTCGATAGGTACGACAGGTCTGCCGAAGAGCGTGCCGTAGGGTTTCTCCGAAAGACCGCCTGCCGGGATATACACGGGTTTATCTCCGATTTTGAGCGTGTAAAGGTAAGGTTCAAGTTCTTGGTTGATATACCACACCGCATTCGCTCTGGAACGAGACCACAGTCTGTTCCACATCTTGATGAGGTTCTCCACGGTGATTGTATCCGTCTGGCTTGCTTCTTTCGCCACGGTCACGATTGCACCGCTGTTAAGGATGCCGAGCGGTTCGCCCTCGCCGCTACCCGAAAGGATGGCATCGTCAATTTTGAACCCGAACTCTTCTGCGAATGCCTGACGAATAACGGCTTCGAGTGCCGCCGCGTCCTGCAAAAGTTCATCGGTCGCATAGCAAAGTCCCGTGAGTTTTTTAAGCGACAGTTCCATCTGCCTGAACTTGGGTTTGCTTGCGGTGATCTCGTCCGCTTCGCCTTCCCAGTAGGTCTGAACACCGCCCCAACGAGAGCCGTTTGCACGACTGTCTTCGTCAATAGCATTGATTTTCATGCCGTTTGCGTTGGTGCTGATAGGAATCTTCTTGACCTTGCTTGCGAGAATACCCGTTTCATATGTTCTCTTCAAAAGTTCGGTCACGAAATCCTGCTGTACAAGGAAACCGCCGTCCGAGGGAGTGGTTTCGTTAAGACCGCTTGCCGCTCTCGTGGAAAGTCTCTCGTCCACTTTGCCGCCCGGCATTGCCGCTCTATATGCCGCCATGAGTTGCTCGCCGAAAGACGCGAATCTCTTTTCGTTGTCCTTGGCGGGAGTGGGTTTTACTTCGGGTTTCTCGCTCGAACGATCTTCGGGTTCAATAGCAAGAAGTTTTTCCGCTCTGCCGATACTCTCATCCCACGCACGGATTTCCTCTTCATACTTGTCGATGTCCTTCTGCTCTTCTTCGGAGAGGAAACGGTCTTCGGCTTCCGCCTTGTTAAGCACAGCCATCGCCTTGAGTCTTGCGTCCTCTCTCTTTGCTTTCATTTCGAGAATTTTCTTCATATTCATCTGTTTTCCTCCGATTAAATGATTTTGAATTTTGCTTGCAGGTTCTTAAGTTTTTCCTGCTGTTTTGCCTTTTTAACTGCGTTTTCCGTTTCTTCCGCTACTTTACGTTGCTCGGTCTTATACACGTCATATTCTTGCATTGCACGAACACCGACATCGGTTGCCGTGTATGCCGGAAACGTTACGGGCGAGACGTCAAACAAGCGAACCTTTTTGAGTTCTCTCGTATCGATTCCGTCTTTGGATGACCACTCATCGTCTTCCACTACAAACCCGATTGACATCTGCGAAATGTCCCCACGGCGGATACTCGTGGTGATGTCCCTTGCCCAACTCGTATCCGGCGGAGTAATGCAGACACGGAGTCCTACATCGTCTTCTACAAGTTCGAGCGTTCCCGCTCTGTTTCTGCCGAGTACATAGTTTGGATCGTGATTGAACAAAGCGCGGATATCGTCCCTGCCGATACTCTCCGCAAACGCGCCCTTACGCACTTTCTCTTTGAAAGGGAAAATGCCGCCCAAGGTTTCAGACCACGAATCGAAAACGGCGGCGTGTCCTTCGATACACGTTCCGCCGTCACTTTCGTTTATTCTTATTTCCTTTAGCGGGAGCATTCGGAGTTCCTTTTTGTTCGTTTTCTTCTCCATTGCTACCTCCTTCGTCTGGATTGTTTTGTTTGTTCTGCTGTCCGACCTGTGCCGACATCATCGAACCATTGACGAGATAATCGTCACCGCCCTGTTCCGCAGGGACAAGACTCATATCTTCGAGCCGCCTTATATCATTGATTGACAACCACCCGTTTTGCCGCCCAATTGAGTAGCCTTCCATTCGGGATTTGTAGTCACCACGCAATAGTCCGTCCACATTGAACTTGGCGAAATACAAAAGCCGTTCTTTCTCGTCAAGGAGTGAACGGCTTATCTCTTGCTCCCACCTTACAAGCCACGGGCGTATGGTGTGCTGAACAAACTCTATGGATTGATGTTCTATATTGGAAAAGGTTGCCCTTTCAAGGTCTCCGACAAGATGTGGCGGAACACGGAAAATACGGCATATCTCGTTCACTTGGTACTTTCTCGTTTCCAAGAACTGTGCGTCTTCGGGCGCGATGCCGATGGTATGGTATTTCATTCCCTCTTCAAGCACCGCCACCTTATGGCTGTTCCGTGTTCCCTGATACACTTGATTCCAAGACTGTCGGAGTTTTTCGGGATCTTTGAGCGTGCCGGGGTGTTCCAACACACCGCCCGGTCTTGCACCGTTGCCGAAGAACTTCGCTCCGTACTCTTCCGTTGCCAAGGCGAGTCCAACCGCCTCTCTTGCTTGCGCTATGGGGCTCAAGCCTTTCACTCCGTCTATGGACATCGCTTTGATGTGGAAGATTTGGTCTGGTCGGTAGACATAGGTTTTGTTGGTTATTTCGTCCGAATAGGTATACTTAATCTTGCCCGTGGTGCTGTCACGTTCCACTATCATTTGGTTCGGCTTTAAGTACCACAGTTCGGTCGTATGACCTTGTTTTCGGATGATTCTTGCGTATGCGTTACCCCACAAAAGGAGCGATGTCATCATCGTTTCCCTGAACTCGAAACTCGTCATCTCTTCGTTCGGGAACTCATAAAGGCAAGAAAAAAGCGGATGTTGCTCCGCCATTTCATTCTTTCCGCCTTTTCCTTTCTTAAATAGGTGTAGCGGTAAACTCGCTATTGTTTCCGCCAAGATCTTCACGCAAGCATAAACGGCGGAAGTTTGCATCGCCCGCATTTCGTCCACATTGATGCCGCTGTTGCTGTTGCCGATAAAGTCGACATCTACACCCCTGATGAACTCTTGCATTTCCTTTGACGGTGCGGTTCGTTTCTCTTTTCTGGGAGCGTCTCTGCTCCGTCCGAATATTCCCATTTTACCTCCATAAATGCCGAACACCGCCTTTGTTTTGGCGGTGTCCTTGCTTGGTTTTTCTATGTTATACGATTGCGGTGTATCTCGGATAGGAGAACCCTTCGCTATTGATTAGGATTTTGTAGTTTCTATCCTTACATTGGAGTGCTATCATGTGCCACACCCCGTCTTCGTCTATCCTCATTAGATCCTTGTTTTCCTGCACCCATTTGCAGTCTTCGAATAGATCGTTCGCTACCTTATCGAACTCGGCTGCAGTCAGGTGGATTGTTTTCTCCACCTTGACTTCCGCTTTCGGCATTTCCTTGCCGTGCATGTACTTATATTCGGCTACCGCATCGTGCCAGTCATTGATGTTTGCTACCTTTCTCACGATTATTGCTTTCATCTCTGCCACCCCTTATTTATTCGTTTTGGCGGCTTTCCTGCCGAGTTCGTAGGCTTCTTCGAGCATTGCCTTTATGCTCCACACACTCATTTCGATGAAGTCTTCGCTGTCGCTGTTTCGGGTTTCGAGGTCACCTCTTTCTTCGATGCTGTATGAGTTCTTTTTTGCGATTTCGATGAGTTGTTTTTTCATTGTTTTGCTCCTTTGTTTTTGTACCTACAATATACCGTAAACAATCGAAAGAGCCCAGCGAAAACGCGTGAAAACACAAAGAATTAACAAACAAAAACAAGGACTAACCCGCCCTGTCGGACGGTCGGATTTTTTGTCTTTTTCGGTCGTTTTTAGTCCTTTTTTAGCGGTTTGCTATCGATAAGTGCCATTAGCGTATTGTCGATTGCTTTCCATTCGGCATTGCATATCAGCTCGGCGTATTGTCCTTGCATCTGGGAGCGATACATCTTTGCCTGATGCTTGGCGAACTCGTCTGCTATGATTTCGGGAGCGTGTTCTACATCGGCGAGTATCGTTGCTTTGAGTTCTTCGACCTTGGCATCGTACGCCTTGTTCTCTTCTTCGGTTGCGTAGGTGTGGAAGCCGTGACTGTAGCATTTGAGTGTTCTGAAGATGTCCTTTTGTTTTGCCATTGTTCTGCCCTCCTTATGCCACCGTGATGTATCCGTTTTCGTCCATCGTGTATCCGAGCTTGATGCCGTTTCTTTTCGCATAGTCGATAAGGTAATTGATTGCCGTTCTGTAGTCTACTACCGCGTCCGTATATCTCACTTTGTTGTAGTGGTTATGGTCTCTCACCAGTGCGTTGAGCTTGTTCTTGCAGTAGTTGCGGATTTCCTTTTTCGTTTCCATTTTATGCTCCTTTCGGCTGTTGCCATTGCTTTGTTTTTGTACCTACAATATACCGTAAACAACCGAAAGAGCCCAGCGAAAACACGCCAAAACACAAAGAATTAACAAAGAAAATCAAGCCTTTTAATCGTAGATTTCGACACCATCACGGATATGTTTTACCTGCACCGCCGGGCAAAGTTCCTTGTAGCGTCTGACTATGACATCGCAATACTTCGGTTCGAGTTCTATGGCACAGCACTTGCGGTTCAGTTGCTCCGCCGCCACCAAGGTCGAACCGCTACCGCCGAATGGTTCAAGTACCATGTCCCCTTCGTGGCTACTGTTATAAATGAGTTTCGCACAAAGGGTTATTGGTTTCATTGTCGGATGATCGGCGGACTTGGACGGCTTATTGTCGAGAATGACCGAAGTCGGTTGCTCGAACAGTTTATCGATAAAGTCCACAAGGTCGGCTTTGCTCATTTTTCTTGCATTCATTCTGATGTCTTCATAGACAGTTGAGAGCGTTCTGTCGTTGATGAAATAATGCCCGGCGCCCTCTTTCCACCCATATAGAATCGGCTCGTGTATCCACTGGTAATCTTGCCTGCCGAGCGTAAAGTGGTTCTTATACCACACAAGGGTTTGCGCGTATTTGAACCCCGCGTTTACCATCGCCTTAATGAAGTTTACAGATTCTTTCGTGCTGTGGAACACATACACGGGTGCGCCCTTTTTTAGGTTTGCTTCCGCTGCCTTGTAAAAACTCAAAAGGAACTGGTAGAACTCGCCTTCGGAGAGATTGTCGTTTGCGATGTTTCTGTCTTTTCCGTTTATCGTTCCGCCGTAGTCCACGTTGTAAGGCGGGTCGGTTACCATAACATCGGCATATTTGTCTTCCAAGACCTTTGCCACATCTTCCTTTTGAGTGCAATCGCCGCAAAGCAGTCGGTGCTGTCCAAGTATCCACAGGTCACCACGTTTGGTCTTCGGTTCGGCAATCTCTTCTATGGCTGTTTCGGCATCGAAATCGTCTTCGTGGACATTCTCCATACTGCCGCTACCAAACAGTTCCTGTGCTTCGGCAAGGTCAAAACCCGTGAGCGTGATATCGTAACCGCTCCCGTCAAGGTCTTTCAAAAGGTTTGCCAACAGGTCATTATCCCACTCGCCGCTGATTTTGTTGAGTGCGATGTTGAGTGCCTTTTCCTTTTTTTCGTCAAGGTCAACCGCCACGCAATCAACCTCTTCAAAACCGAGGTCTTTCATCACTTTCAGTCTTTGGTGACCGCCAACAACCGTCCCAGTCCGCTTATTCCATATAACGGGTTCTACATATCCGAACTCTTGAATACTCCGCTTGAGTTTTTCGTATTCGGCATCGCCCGGTCGCAAATCTTTTCTCGGATTGTAATCGGCGGCTTTGAGTTCGTCCACCTTTCTTCTCTCTATTTTCATCCATTCCTCCTGTTTTGGGTATGAAAAAACCGCACTCTGCTTGAGTACGGTTTTTGTTTTCTATTCTGTTGTTTACTCTTCGAAATAGCCATGTTTCTGGCACATTTCGGTTATTGCTTCGGCATATATCGACCGAGAGTGCTTTTGCGGGTTGCTATTGGTGTTTTTCTTTTCTATGTAATAGTCCCGTAGCTCTCCCCAGTATCCGTTTTCATTCAACCAATCTATCTTGTCTGGCAACGTTTCAAAGCCGCCGCCTTGATATTCCCAAGTATAAGTTTGATGGTCCTTGTTGTATCGGATATACTGCTGTCTTCCACCGCCGCAATTATTGACGATTGCAAAATCGCAACTATGAATGATCCTTGAGTTTGGCCTATCTTTCTTTTTTATCGTAAGTACGCGAGTGGAGTCTTCACAATAATCATAGCCATACTGCCTTGCTACCTTATCCAAAGCCTTTCGGATGATTGTTCGGATTTCCTTTGGTTCATAGTTTTCGTCATCATCGTTGACTTCAATGTTGATGTCGAAATCGAAACCGATATTTGACTTCCTATCATAGGTAATCATGTTCCTACTCGAACTACCTATAAAGGTGAATTGAAAAGTGAAATCGTCTCTTACAGCATCCTGTACTTCATGGATAATGTCTAACAACTCCGCTTTTACCGGGGCTGCTTCTTTTTTAGATACATAGCAAAAATCATGCATACTATCTACCTCCCAAATTTATTATCCCAAGCCGCCCATTCGGTATCTATCGCACCAAATCGGATTATTATATCCAATCAAACCCTGATTGTCAAGATTTTATGCCATTATTTTTTGTGTTTTTCTTGGTACGACTCTTTCAGTCTGTCTATTGCCATTTCCACACTCATTGTGTGATATGGAAAATAGGTTATCCGCATCGTTTTTGCGGGTGCTTGCTTGTAAATCTCTTTACTGCTTTCACCCGTATAATAATGCCATCTGCGATAAACATACCCCGTCCAATACATGGTTTCTCGGTCGTACATCTCGCCCCCGGTCTTCAACTTGTCTTTGAGTTCGTCAAGAATACGCTCCATAATGTACTCTTTGCCTGCCCATTGCATATGGTTGAATTCCGAGTCAAGGTCGCTCGCTATGTCTGACAGCATAAAAGCCTTTATAAAGGTTTCGCTATCCAAACCTTTTTCGATAGACTTCTCGAACAATTGCCCTTGCATATCCGAAAGTGCCGATTGTAAACTGTCGCTCATATCACTCACCTCTCAAGATTTCGTCGAAGAATTTTCCTTCTCTACGATATTTCAGCAGTATCTCTTCCGTAAGGTCTATTCCCTCTTGTCTTCTGACAATACTCTTATCTCGGAGTATTGCCAATTCAAGGGATGTCAATTCTTTCTTGTCTACGATTTCGAGTTGGTCGCACGCTTTTGCTGTTTTACAAACATACTGACGACCAAGGTCTAATGCCGAAAGGCTATGAATTAGTGCCACATCGGTTATTTCCTTTTCGAAAAAACTCTTCATCACTCGATACATACGATCGTTGGCGATATAGCCGAGTATCACATCGTATCCGTCAGCCAACCTTTCGTACTTCTTGTAGATCTCACTCCCTTTTACTTCGTCCATATACCCGCGATAATAAGCAATCAGCATTGCCCATTCGAGGTTCATTTCGACTTTCAAGACTTTCAGTCCTGTTAGGTCGAGTTTCATCGTGTAAAGGATCGGTTTGTCTTCATCGCAGATTAAGGTTAGCGGCTGTGCCGGGTCAGTACCGAGATAGAACCCTTTTCCGAAGTCGCACGACTCACGGCTTATCGGTTCAATCTTGCCAGTGATGCCTTTCTTTGAGCCGTGATAAACAATCAACCTGTTATCGTCCGCATCGCGCTTTACCCGCTTTGCAATGTAGTCGAATAGGTCGATATTGTTCTTCTTGCAAAACTCGAACAACTGCGTTTGCGCCATCTTGTTCGGCTGCGTTTTCCCATTCTCCCACCGATTGATAGACAATGCTGTCGTTCCGAGAGCCTTTGCAAACTGCTCTTGGTTCATTCCTGCGCTTTGTCTTATGGCTTTTATAAGTTTATCCATAGCAATCACCTATCACTTGTCGTTTTCTATATTATATCAAATGATAGCCTAATTGTCAATAGTTTATTCCGCCATCCTCTCGTTTTGCGATGAAATTTGCTTTGCTTTTCTCTTTTTTCGGCACTTCAATGAGAAATTTTTTCTCACTTTCTTCTATTTGGATGAGAAAATAGCATTTTTTCTGACTCAAAAGGTGTCATTTTGGCACTTTTTGCAGTCTCGCATAGTGCCAATTCTTATATCACGATAATTCCGCGTTCGTTATATACACTATCGGTCGAGCCTTCGTTTCGAATTGCTCGGTCAAGCGCCATAACGGTCGCAACCGCGCCGTCTATTCGTTCGGTGGACTTTTCTTTGTCCATCTTGATGTTTCCTGCCGGGTCGGTTCGGACATACACGTTATCCATCATCCATCGAAGCGGAACATTCCCGCCGTGCGCTATTTTCTGCTCCAGCACGAGTTTCATCAATTCCTTTGTCGGCGGACTCATATCCTTAAAACCCTGACCGAATGGTACGACCGTGAACCCCATTCCTTCCAAATTTTGAACCATCTGCACCGCTCCCCACCTATCGAAAGCAATCTCTTTGATGTGATATTTCGTGCCGAGGTCTTCGATGAAGTTCTCAATGTATCCGTAGTGAATAACGTTGCCTTCCGTAGCGATTACTTGTCCACGACCGAGCCAAGTATCGTATGGAACGTGGTCGCGTCTTACTCGCAAATCTATCGTGTCTTCGGGTATCCAAAAGAACGGAAGTATACTGTATTTATTGTCATCGGCAGTCGGCGGAAACACAAGAACGAATGCCGTTATATCCGTACTGGACGAGAGGTCAAGACCGCCGTAGCATTCTCTGCCGAGAAATTTCTCCCCGTCTACCGCAAAATCGCACTTATCCCATGCGTCCATCGGCATCCATCGCACGTTCTGCTTTACCCATTGATTGAGTCGCAACTGACGGAACAAGTTCTCTTCTGCGGGGTTCTCTTTTGCCGAGTTGAATGCCGTTTTCAGTTTATCTATATCGACCGTAACTCCAAGAGACGGGTTGGCTTTGTACCACACCTTTTCATCTCCCCAATCGTCATCGTCTTCCGCTCCGTAAATGACAGGATAGAACGATTTATCGTGCTTTCGCCCTTCGAGTATATCTTTGGCTTTTTGATGCACTTCCCAACAAATCGAGTTCCGATCCGTCCCGGCTGTCGTTATCAAGAAGAAAAGCGGCTGCTTTCGTGCATCGCCGGAGCCGTGTAGCATTACGTCGTATAATGCTCGGTTCGGTTGTGCGTGAAGTTCGTCGAAGATTACCCCGTGAACATTGAGTCCGTGCTTGGTGTACGATTCCGCCGAAAGCACCTGATAAAACGAATTAAGCGGTAGATAAACCAACCTTTTTTGCGAGATAATGGGTTTTATCCGTTTCTTTAATGCCGGGCATTGCTCTACCATCTGGCAAGCGACATCGAATACAATCGATGCCTGTTGCCTATCGGCTGCACACCCATATACTTCCGCGCCCCACTCGCCGTCACCCGCAAGGAGATAAAGTGCGACAGCAGCGGCGAGTTCGGACTTGCCTTGTTTTTTCGGTATTTCCACATAGGCCGTGTTGTATTGTCGGTATCCGTTTGGCTTTACGGTCCCGAATACGTCCGATATAATTTGAGTTTGCCAAGGCAACAAATCGAAGTTTTTGCCGTGCCATTCCCCTTTGGTGTGCTTGAGCATATTGATAAATGTGATTGCCCTTTGTGCAAGGTCAGGGTTGAATAGTTCGCCGTTTGGTTTTGTAATTATCTTACTCTCTCCCATTCAACCTCCATAAACGACAAGAAGAGAGACATTGCTATCTCTCTTCTCGAACACACAGTATATTATCTTTATTGTTTCTTTTTCCGCATTTCCGTATCTTCCAAGGCTCCTTTTAGGTATTGTGGATCAAGTCCGCAGTCGTGATACCCTTCTTCTATCGTCCTGTAGTATGATGCATTGGGGTAATCTGGCAAGCCTCGGTTCATAATGTACACCATTGCGGTGACTTCCGTTCCATCCGACATCGTCACTGGAATGTCTTCCTTTCTGTAAAGGTGCGGATACCCTTCGTATCTGTCGAGTGCGGCCTCGTCTCTCGGTTGTATTTCCCATACTCCAACGGGTACTTCCTTGCCGATCTCCGGTTCTATTGTTGCCACACACCTAAATGTCAGTTGGTAGTCCTTTATCGTACCGATACCGAACACCTTGGCGGTCGGACACCTACGAGCCATTTGCCGTAGGTTCAGGTTACTGCCGTAAGCCACATAAAGTCTTTTTTTCATAGATTTTATCTCCTTGTATTTCATAGGGTGGCTTATGCGGCCACCCTGTTAGGTCTTCCGTTCTTGAAGGCGATGTCTCCGTTAAGTTTTTCGAGTAGGAACTGCCTTGCCGTTTTGAACTCATCGCCTATCATTCCCATGCGGAGTAGCCATGTCCGCATGGTGTATTTTTCGTTCGTGCTTGCGGTCTTCCTTGCGCTTGCCGCGTTTTGGGTCAGTGCTTGGTGACTGATTGCAAGACACAGTTGTATGTAGGTCTTTATCTTACCTGCGTGGGTTGTTCCGTTGAAGCATCTGAACTCTATGCCTTTGCCTTGCCATAGGCTATGCAGGTTGAGTGCGTGGTAGCGACTGATATCGTAGTGAGTTGTTCTTCTCGATGCTCCGTTATACCATAATCTTTCGATGCCCGATTCGGTTGTCGGTTTTCTGCGGTTCAGGTTTGCTACGAACCCCTCTTCCGTTTTTTTGCACCATCTGTCCGCGCGGTTTTGGCTTACTCCCAAGGCTTTGAAGAGTATGTCTTCTTTCGCCGTCATGATGTTTACAAGGTTTCGTAGCGTCTTTGCCGTGTGATTCGTTGCATCTACATGTACGTGGATTCCGCAGCTCGCGTTCGCTATCGCTCCGTTCTTGCGGAGCAGTCTCACGATCTCTTGTAGGGTTTCGATGTCATCCCATCCGAGTATCGGTGTTACGAGTTCGCATTTGTATTCATCGCTCAAGCGGTTGTCGTTCTTGTCTCTTGCATCGATGCTGCTGTCGTACATCGCCGTCCATTTTCTGCCGTCTCTATCGCGCACCGAGTATTTATTGTACCCTGTGCCTTCATAGGTTGACGTTGTTTCGAAGTAGTCAGCGATGACTTTTGCCGCGTCTCTTCTCGTGATGCCCGTGAGCTCGATTTCGACTCCGAATTTTTGGTTTTTCATACTGTGTGTTCTCCTTTTTCGGTGTGCTTTCCGCACCCCTGTTTTGTAACACAACAATACCGTAAAGGTTTGAAAGAGCCCAGCGAAAACGCGCCGAAACACAAAGAATTAACAAAGAATTTTGCGATTATTTTTATGGACTTTTAGAACACTCCGTCAAGGTCGATAAGGTCTATTTCCTTGCGGATTTCGTCAAGAGCCGACGGGTAACTTTCGCACTTTTGTACCCTCTCCCACATATCATTATAAGCCGTAATTCGCCTTTCCCGGCGGAGCGCGTCTCTTGTTTTACCGAGTATAAAATAGATGTTTCCTTCCGGACCTCGACTATGGATTTCAATCCTTGGTTTGGTCATGGTTGCCACCTCCTATCAAGTCAAACAAAATACCGTAAAGACAATCGAAAGTCCAGTATAAATTTCGTTAATTTTGAAACTTTTCTCGCATTTTTCGAATTCGCCTTGAAACCTGTGCTTGACTCATACCCACAATTTCACCGATTTCTCTTTGTCTCTTTCCTTGACGTATCTCTCGAAGTATTCTTTTGTCTTTCGGGGTTTGTTTTTCCTCGAACTCTTTTAGCATAATTCGAGTGATGATTTCATCTTCGCTCTGGCTTTCGTCTTCTATGACGTCGGCAAGAGTAAGTACGCTGTCTTCGGCGTCCCTGCCTATTACCATGTTCAGCGATACTTCGTGAGGATAGTATTTGCTCGTTTTTCGGATAAACATCAGCATTGCGTTCCGTATGCACATAGCCGCGTATGTACTGAATCGGACCCCCCTGCTTTCGTCAAAGGTGTCCGCCGCCTTGCATAGTCCGAGCATTCCCTCGGAGATGATGTCTTCCTTGTAGTTTTCCTTTATGGGACCATCACCGATTTTTCCGTACATATGGTAGACGAGCCGCATATTGTCCGTAATGAGCTTATCCCTTGTTGATGGCATTACTGATTTCCTCCGCTTTGTCTACGAGTTCCCAAGCAAGGAAGTCTTTTCCGAAATGTCCGCCAACTGCCGTCTGTGCATATACGGGTTTCTTAAGGTCGAGTTTCTCAATCGTTCCCGCCACCGAAAGATCAAAGACCTTTTCGATTGCTTTCTTGATAAGCACTTCGCTTACCGCGCCCGTATAAAATGTGTTAACGTCAATACTGGTCGGTTTAGGAACACCGATTGCATAAGACAATGCAACTTCACACTTCTCTGCGAGTTTCGATGCGACAACATTCTTAGCGATATATCTTGCAAGATACGCACCGCTTCTATCCACTTTGCTTGCATCTTTTCCGCTCATTGCTCCGCCGCCATGACGAGCAATACCACCATAGGTATCCACCATAAGTTTTCGCCCGGTCAGTCCCGTATCAGCAACAAACCCGCCGATTACGAATCGACCTGACGGATTGATGAGAATTTCGGTCTTCGTGATGTCGTATTCGCTGAAAACGGGTGCAATCACCTTTTCTTTAATCTCCGCCGTGAGTTCCGCAAGCGATTTGCTTTCTTCGTGCTGGGCGGACACTACGATAGACACAATGCGTGAGAACCTGTCTCCGTCATACTCGACCGACACCTGACTCTTTCCATCGGGTAAAAGTCCCGCTATAACACCGTTAATGCGACATTCGGTAAGTCTATCGGTCAATCGGTGAGCGAGTTCTACCGGGAGCGGCATATAATTTAAGGTTTCGCTTGACGCATAGCCGTAGACGATGCCTTGGTCTCCTGCGCCCTGTTCGTTCTTGCCGACCGCGCCCGCAATATCCGCGCTCTGCTTATGAATGCGAACTTCGTATTCGATGGCGTTTGCATCGTAGCCGACTTCGGCAATCACACATCTTGCAATGTATTCGTAGTCGACTTTCGCCTTGGTCGTGATCTCCCCGGCAATAAAGCATTTGTTATGGGCGAGCATTACTTCGCAAGCCACTCTGCTGTCTTCGTCCTGTTCCAGACACGCATCGAGAATGCTGTCCGCAATAAGGTCTGCAAGTTTGTCGGGGTGACCGCAAGTCACCGACTCTGCCGTATAGATATGTTTAATCATTTTCGTTCTCCTCTGATAAAAATAAAGCCTTGAAGATTGACTCCAAGACTTGAACCACTATTCCGTTGCCCGCTTGCCTGTATTGCTGCGTTCCGCTTATCTTTGCCGCAACGATTTTATCTATCTGTTCGTCTTTCCACCCCATAAGGCGAAGACACTCTCTCGGTGTGAGCTTGCGGATTCTCACATTCTCGGTGATCACCGCATTCCCGTCACCGCAAGTCAAGGTATGCGCTACTCCGTTACCCACTCGACCGCGCTTTGTCTTGCTGCCGGGATATGTAATGTTGACATAATCGCCGGGGTTGGCTTCTTCGTAGCCCTGCTTGGTTGCTACATTCACCTTGACGGGAGTTTCGAGTTTTAACACAGCAGAACTTCCGGACGGAGAGCTGCATTGCCCTGTAAGCGTTGGGGCAACATCCTTTATCTCGGTCTTGTTGTATGCCACGAACATTTCTGGAACATACCCTTTTTCTTCGATAAATTCGTTATATCTTCGGCTTACATAGTCCTGTTTGTCTTCTTCAATCACAAGATTGTCCTTTTGAACCGTGGTCAAAGCATTACAAAGACCTTTTTCGTTGATTTCAAGTCTCTGTTCGGTCGGCACTCCCGCCGTTCTGTCGGACGGATCTTCGGGGTTTCTTCCACGCATCGCCCCAACAACGGGAAGAATTGCTGTCTTGAACCCTTCCGGTCGAGTAGTAAGAGTCGGACACACACCGCTCTTGTTCACTTTCTTATTGAAAGCGTCTATAGTATCTCCTACTTCGCACTCGTTCTCTTTCAGCGTTTCGAATGCTTGCTTATAAAAGCGTTCTTTCGGCTCGGCCGTGTCGATGATGATAGGAGTTTGACCACCACCTTTGCCCATCGCCTCGGTGAGCGTTGGACTAATGCCGTCCGTTCTCGGCGTCTGGTGCTTTTGAAGTCCGCCAAGCACGAAGTCTTCGGCTATTTTTAGTTCGGTATTGCCGCCTTGCTGACAATGCACGGTTGGAGCGATACCGTCAGGTTCATACACACGCTTGCTGATATCGTGCATCTTATCCCATTTCTCGCCTACCACTTCTCCGACTTGGACACATTGCGGTCCGCGCCAATCTCTTGCAAGAAGTGTGTTTGCGAGCCCGTCACCGGGACGAATGCTATCTCTTCGGCTGTTAAATGTCGAACGAAGTATGCTCCGTATTGTGCTTTCCTTGAGATAGAACCTTTCATCGACCGTTTCATCAATCATATCTCGCAGACGAATAGTCAATTCCTTGGGTTTTGGAAACACAAAAGGCTTGTGCTCACCCCTGATAGATACGCAGAAAACCCGTTCTCGGTTCTGCGGAATGCCGTAGTCCTTGGCATTCAACACTTTCCAATAGTTTGTGTAGCCGAGTTCGGTGAGAAAATCGAGCCATTTATCGAAGTCTGCCTTGAACTTCTTGCTAACAAGGTTCTTGACGTTCTCAAGCAATAGGTATTTCGGAAGTGTTCCCTTTTCCGATGCAACACGCAATAACCGCTCGACTTCAAACAGCAATCCACTGCGAGTGCCTTCCTTAATGCCCGCGCCCTTGCCTGCGACCGATATGTCTTGGCACGGAAACGAATACGTCCAAAGGTCAGCGTCCGGGAGTTCTTCTATCTTGCGGATATCTCCGAGATTGTTGGTTTTGCCGTGCATTGTTTCATAACTTTGAATTGCATACTTGTCTATCTCGCTTATCGCCACGACTTTATGTGCAATGCCGATATTCGTTAATGCCTGCGTTTGCGAACCGATACCTGCGAACAGTTCAATCAGTCGCAACGGATTTTCGGCTGTGTATTCCGTCATGCTTTACCCCCTAATAGTTTTTCCATAATGTCATCGTTGGGGTTTGTTTCGTCCCACTTCGACAGTTTGCTTTCTCGTACCACGATGTAGATTTTGCTCCACACTTCGTTGGTTTGTTTGAGATACTGTTGCGCCATACCCACGAACGGGGACGGCATCGGCTTGCCGTTCTGGTCTTTTACGAGCAGCCCGTGCTTGGTGTTCATATCTTCGCATTCAAGCCATCTCGCTTTGCAAAATGCGTACTCTTCCAAGTTGTACGGCAGTATTCCCTGCGTACACCCGATGCTTTTCAGCCATGCGTACACGGTCTTGTATATCTCTTTTGCTTTGGCTGATAAATAAGAAGGCGGATCGCTCGGTAGTTCCAATCCGTTGTCGGTTGTGAAGTTCACGACTTCTATCGGACGCTTGCCGGGATTGCCTTCCAGTATCTTTTGCGTGACCGCTTTCTTCGGTCTTCCCGCGCCCGGTCTTGCTCCGCCGCTTGCCATACTGCCTCCCTTTTGAATATTTTGATTTTTGCTCTGTTTTTTTGATTGTTTTGATTTCCCGCGAAATCAAAAAGGACGGCGAGCCGTCCTTCAATACTTCGTATTGGTTTTGATTTCTTTGATTTTTCCGTTTGATTTTTGATTTCGCGTTTTTTTGCGTTGGACTGCGGCCCCGCTCTTAGGGTGGAAATCGTCAGATTTTCGATGTCCCCCTCCCTCATAAAGTGGCATTTTGCTTTCGTTAGCACATATTTTACACTTCTATTGCACATAATTCTATTGACAAATCGTTTTTGTTTTAGTATAATAGTAATAGAAAAACTAATTGGAGGTGTTTTTATGGCTAACGTTAATGTCACAATTCGTATGGATGAAAACCTTAAGAAACAAGCGGAAGAACTGTTTTCTGATTTCGGCCTTTCTTTTAACGCCGCAATGGTTATGTTTACGAAACAATCTATTCGTGAGCAACGTATTCCTTTTGAAATCACACGCAATACGATTTCAATGGCTTCTAACGATGCGGTTTCTTCCGTGTCCAAGCAACTTATTGACCAGAATATAGTGGCATATAAGGAGCTTGCAAAATGATTTGGCTCTCTAAAGATCAAGTTTTATACTTGCACAGCGAACTTATTAAAGCAACTGGTGGTTTGGACGGATTGCGTGATGACAACCTTTTACAATCAGCTCTGCTTTCGCCTATGCAGACGTATAATTCTGTAGAGTTGTTTCCGTCATTGATTGATAAAGCGGTTCGCTTGGCTTGCGGTCTTACGCAAAATCACCCTTTTATTGACGGTAATAAACGCATCGGTGCACACGCAATGCTTGTAACGCTGAAATTAAACGGAATTTCCCTATCTTATACTCAACAAGAATTATCTTCCGTTTTCTTGAAGTTAGCGTCGGGCGAAATCGCTTACGAAGAATTAAAAGTTTGGGTTCAGTCACACATAGACAGCGAGGAGACTTAATAGTCCCTCGCTTTTCTTTTCCACCTTGAGCCTTCCTCGGCGCTCTTACGTGAGTGACACGACCAGCAAAGGCTTTGCAGATTGCTCGGTGCAAACTTATCTCCGCCTTGCTTGATGGAAACGATATGGTCTACCATTGTCGCTCTCGTTCTTTTTCCCTCTTTCAGACACTCTTCACAAAACGGGTGCTGATTGAGTTGCTGCTTTCTTGCGTGCAACCATTCGGGTGTCTTGTAAAAGTTCTTCGTGAAGTTATCTCGTCCGTACTCGTTGTATTGCTTGTCTACGAGTTTCTTGTGTTCTTCACAGTATTGCCCGTCCACGAGCTTGGGACAGCCGGGATAACTACATGGTCGTTTTGGTTTTCTTGGCATATTTATCTCCTGCCTACACTCTTATTATATCTGCCGTTTGTCGCGTTTTGGCGGTTTTTGGCTCGGTCGTGTCGCTTTTTATAACTCGGCTAAACAGTCGCTTATAATGGCTATCGCTTTATCTCTTCTTCTGGCGATTGCATCTCGTCCCAAGAAGAACCGCTTGCTCATCTCTCGCAATGACATCTTTTGCAGATAATATTTGCGGATGATCTCGTCCAGTCCGTTAGGAAGTCCTGCAATACAGTCTTCAATCGCCGTGATACATACAAGAGTTCTATCTTCGGTCAATCCTTGTTTTTTCTTGTATTCCGCTATGGCTTTCTTGGCCGTATAGTTCTCCAAGTATTCCTTGATTTCAGTCGTTGTCATTGCAGTAGTCCTCCATTTCCTTTCGTCTTTTTTCTTCTCTTACACGCTCGTCCCAAACCCAATCGCCATTTTCATTGGGGTCGATCTTGCTTTTTAGCCAACTTCGTATCTGTCCGCAGTCTTCCAAGTTTTCGTTCCAATCGTCTTCGAAACAGACTCCGCACAAATCCCACATTTGCATCGTTCCGAACTTTTGCCCCTTATAAAAGAACAGCAAAAGCATTTTATCGGCGGTTTCGTCATAGTACTTCCACTTGTAGTAATATCCCCAAAGTGTGCGACCGCCGTCATATCGGGTTTCTATGTAATTTTCGCAAGCCTCTTTTATGTCGGCTTTCGGCATCGGCAGTCCGAGTATTACCTCGTAATCGAATTCCGCCTCTTCCGTTATCACCACTTTGTTGATGTCTGCCATACTACTCCTTTTCAAACGCTTGAATTATCGCTTTTACCTCGCCTACGCTTTTTACGACTACCGCATATCCGCCCGCCTTCAATATCTGCCGAATCGTCTGCTGTTGCAGTGCCGTTGCCGTGTTTTTACCTACCTTGCATTCCAGACCTATAAATCTGCCCTTATAACAGACTATCAAATCCGGAATTCCCGCCGTTCCGTACATACCGCCGTGTTCCTTCCAAAAGAACAAGTTTGGAACTGTTTTCAAATAATTGCTTATCGCTTTTATCAGGTCGCTTTCCTTCACTTTTTTCGCTCCTATATAAAACTACCTGTCACAACCGTCACACCTGTCACTAAATGACACTTTACCAGTGTGACAGTAACCCCTCTATTAGAAATCTCGTTTTTGTGACGGTTGTGACGGTTGTGACGGAGTGACAGTAGTGACGGATAGTGTTGTGTGAGAACTGTTTTCCTGTCACTTGCCGTCACTTTGCCGTCATTACCCGTCATTCTTATCAGGTCGAAATCGACCAGTTTAGCCGTATTAGTCTTCCGATTCATCGAATATCGCCCGTTGATATGTCGGTTTATAAGCCTGTCTTTTACCGAAATAATGTACTCTGCTCGAACCGCTCCGTTTCATCGAGTGTTCGATGCCGTCATAGTAGAGCTGCGTTTCAATGCTCGTTATCTCTTTGCCAAGTGCCGCCGTTGAGTAAATGCACGGACTTCCCGTCACATCGTACACAGCCTTGATTAAGTCGGTTGCAGTGCCTTTCCAACCCATCGGATACTGTTTTAAGAGGTCTTTGACCGTTTTCACGATAGGATTGTTCTCGTACTCGCGCTTTTTGCGTTTCCGCTCTTCTTCCTCTGCCGTTCCGACCATATCCCATCGATACTTTGTTTCATCGAAATGCACCACGACGTCTTGCTGCCGAATATCTCGTCCCGTCATAAACAGCACGGCATTTTCGTCTTGCCGCTTTTTCTTGTAGATGATGAATATCGTGTCGCATACACCCATGATGCCGTTCGAACCCGAAATCATATTGAATACGTCATTTTCGTCCGCCATCTTTCGCAAATGGTGAATGAGAAAAATGCAAATCCGCTTGTTGTCGGCATACTCTTTCAATGCTCCGAGTTCTCGATAATCCGTTGCGTAGGCGATTTCGTCTTTCTTTGCCGAACCCCTTACTTTTTGTAAGGTATCGATGATAATCAGTTTAATGTCCGGGTGTTCTTCGAACTCTTCGTCCAACTGCTTGATAAGACCGCCGTCCAAGCCGTTCGCCTTGATGGACAAGTAGAAATTGCTCGGTGCTTTCCCGCCGTCAAGCACTTTGTTGAGTCGGTCTTTCAGACGGAAAATACCGTCTTCGAGAGCGAGATACAAACACCCTGCCTGATTGCTTGCATAGTCCAAGAACTCTTTCCCACGGCTTATCGCCAAGCACATCTGCATCGCCATCCAAGACTTTCCGACCTTGGACGAAGCACACAATATCGCCAAGCCTTGCGGCAACACATCCGGGATTAACCATTCTGGCGGATCAATTTTTGCCGTTTGCAGGTCGCTTGCCGTGATGCTTGCAACACCGCGTTTATAGACTTTCCGAACTTCTCTCTTTGCCACCGCCACCGCTGCTTTTAGTTCTTCGGGGTTAGACATCAAAAGTTCGTTAGGGTCTTTCTTGCTCCCAGCAACGTTGAATACTATGTATGGAATCTTCGCCGCTTGGAGTTCTTTTTCAAGTGACGCGGATGCCTTTTGCCCCGGCTCGTCATTATCCAAGCACAGCACAAGCGGAGCGTTCGGCTTTTTCGACTTTACCTCTTTGACGAGTTTGTTTGCCCCGCCAACACCGCAGAGCGACACCGAGACGCCGCCGCATTGCATAATAGACAAGGCACAAAGCGGACTCTCCACGATAAAGACGGGCTCTTTGCTCGCTCCCCACAACGCTTTGCGATTGAACAGCGGTTCTGCTCCCGCCTCTTCGTTTGTAGGCTTATAAAACTTCTTGTCCGCTATGCTCCGAGTTTGATAGTATCGTAGTTCCGATGAGTACGGCAACACGATTGCGTTTCTCTTCGCGTCATACCCAAGGCAGTATTTCTTTATCGTTTCTTTGGTCAGACCGCGCTTTTGAAAATAATCGGTCTTGTCCGTGTCTTTGATGCACGCTTTTAGGTAGTCCTTGATGCTCGTCCGCTTGGTGCAATCGTCCACGTCGATATGGAACATCTCGGCAAGAAGTTTCGCCGCCTCTAACGGCTCTACTTCTTTCATCTTTGACGCAAAGGTTATGACGTCACCCGTTTCACCGCAGCCAAAGCAAGTGAAGATATTGTTCTTGCGGTCAATCGAAAACGACGGAGTTTTTTCCCTATGAAACGGACACAGACCTTTATCTCTGCTATTCAACTTGATGCCGAATGCTTCTACCGCATCGGCTATTTTAACTTGGTCCTTGACCTTCTCGAAAATATCCGTCATTGTTCCTCCGTTTCGGGTTTCCGGGCGGCGGACTTTTACCGCCACCCGTTGCCCGTTTGTTTTTATTCTTCGTCAAGCGCCGTAACCTTGGTTGCCATTGCTTTGACCTGCTCCGACAAAGGAAGAACGTTTTTAAGTTCCTCTTCGGTCAGGTTACGGTCTACTGCGAACACCGCCTGCGAGTAGTTGATACCGCCGCTGTTCTGTGCCTTTTTCAGCGTGAATTTCGTGACCACGCTCACGGTTTTCTTTCCTTTGGAAAGAAGTCGCATTACGTACTTACTGAATTCGGCAAGACTGCCCGTCGGGAGCGAGAGAATAATCGGCAGAGCCTCGCCTTCACGAAGAAGGTAGATTCTTCTCTTCTGCTTGCACGCTTTTGCCCCGTTCTTGCCGCTGCCGAACTTATTGAACTCACAGTCGGCGCACTGCCTGATTTCTCCGCTTTCCGCCTCGATACCGATGCGTCCGTCCATCGAACCGCAGTCAGGCGGATTGTTGCCGCCCGTGTACTCTTCCTTGTAGTAGCACGAGATGGGATGATGATACAAAATCACCGCCTTGAACTCTTTTGCCGAGTCGGGACTTTCGGGATCGTCACCCGGTACTTCGTAGGCAAGACCTCCGCCTGCCGGGATTTTGATTCTCTCGAACGAGGGAGTCAGTCCGTCAAGTTCCTCTGCGAAGATCTCGCCAAGGTTTGCGCTTGCACCAAAGGTAAGTGCCGTTTCTTCTTTCTTTACGATTTCGTTTGCCATTGTTGTTTCGTCTCCTTAAATTAATATTTTTTAGATTTGGCAACGCGGATACTGTTCTTCTCCGCAATTTTTATGAGCCCGTCCAACCATTCCGGGAGTACACCCTCATTCGCCGCAATAAGTTCCTTGACCGTTGCCGAAAGGGTTTGGCTGTTGATAGTGAACAAATCTTCGAAGCCGTTTTTCTTCATGACTTCCCATAGTTCGCCTTTCCTTTCGGGTTCTGGTGCCGGGTACTCTTGCGTGACGAGCGAGAACGTCGTTCCGTTACGATTGAACGAAGTCAACTCTTCCGTGGTCATCAAGTCGATCATTTCGGTTGTTACCCCGTCAATCTCTTCATTGATGCCCTTGACCTCTCTTTCGAGGTCGCTCTTTTGCGTCCGCAGTTCCTTGAGTCTGTCGGACAGTTCCAGTAGTTTCGTATTCATCTGATACCTCCTGTTTAGTTTGATTGCTTTTTCAAGCGGAATACCTTTCTTCAATCGAGACGCGACCGTGCTGCGAGATACCCCGTATATCCTGCAAATTTCCGCAAACGTGAACACTTTCCCGTACAGCACATATCGTTTCGTTCGGCTCGTGTTGCTGTTCTGCCTGTGTTTAGGTATCCATTTACAGTTATTCGGGCAATAATCTCCGCCGTTGTCGATACGCTCTATCGTCAAGCCGTCTTTGTATCCGTGCGACATTGCCCAGTAGAAGAACGTCTCAAAGTCTTCCCACTCGGCACACACGCTCACGCCCTTTGCGCCGTAATACTTGAAGTCTTTGCTCTTCGGGTTGGTACATCGCTGTTTCATATTCGCCCATATTCGATGCAGCCGCAGTTCTCCGTTCGGCATCGCCTTTTGCATCTTGCGGTAACATCCGCACGACATCGTGTGTCCGTTGACAAGGTCCGTTCCCCTCACAACCGCCGTTCCGCCACACTCGCACTTGCACGCCCACATCAAAGCCGTGTTCTTTCCGTGCGGTGGCAATGGCTCTAACGCCGTCAGCCTTCCGAACTGTTTGCCAGTCAAATCCTTAAACTTTCCCATGCAGTAACGTCCTCCAGTTATCTACCATCAGTTTCGCAATATCGCCTTTGTGCTTTAATGCGTTCATTATCTTTTCATCCACCGTGTTCTTCGCCACGAGATGAATGTATAGACACTTTTCTTTCTGCCCGATTCGGTGAATTCTTGCTCGGCTTTGCTCATAGTTCGCGTAAGAGAAGTCCAACGAATAGAACACAGCCACGCTTGCGGCAGTCAATGTCAGCCCCATTCCCGTGGTTTGCAGTTGTCCCACAAACACTTTTACATCCGGGTTCTCTTGGAAGTCTTTGACTTGCTCCGCTCTGTCCTTCGTTGCGCCGTAAATCAACCTATAGCCCAACTTTTTCTTTTCGAGCATTGCTTTTATGGCTTCGATTTCCGGGACGAACCTTGCGAACACGACTACCTTTTTGTCTTCTTCCACGCAACTATCGATAATATCTTCGAGAGCCTCTATCTTTGCCGTACTTACTGTCTGTGGTTTGGCGGTTGCATCGTCACGAATAAACCCGCCCGTGCATTGCGACAGTCTTAAAAGCTGCGTCAGAATGTTCCTTGCGGTCACTTCCGTATCGGCGGAGAGTTGTGCGTAGCAGTCCTCTTCTATCATCCGATACACCGCCTCGGCTTTCGGTTCGAGTTTTATCGTCCTCACTTCGTCTATGAACGGCGGCAAGTCGACCGCGTCCTGTATCTTGATTCGAAACGCTATCTTATGTACCTTTTCCACGAGTTCCGGGAGATGATTGTATCCTACGATTTGGTGGTTCTGGTAACCGCCCATCACGGCATAGCGGTTGCGGAATAAATAGTAGGACGGTCCGAGTATCTCTTCGTCCAAGAACTTATACTGCGAGAAGAAGTCCAAAGGATTGTTCGTGACGGGAGTTCCCGTGAGTATGACGTTGAATTTTGTCTTCTTGCCGAGTTTATGTAGTGCCTTGGACTGCGCCGTGGTCGGGTTCTTAATCTTGGACGATTCATCGCAGACAATCATGTCTGGATTCCACTTTCCTATCTCCGTTTCGAGCCTCCAAGCCGATTCGTAGTTCACGACTATGACCTGCAATGCCGAGCCGTTCATGTATCCAAACGCCGCTTTCTTCTTGGCTATCGAGCCGTCCAAAATAGTTAGCGCATACCGATAATCCGCAAACTTTTGGAACTCTTCTTCCCACACACCGACTATGGACTTCGGTGACACAACAAGCACTTTACCGATACGCTTTTGACCGTTTAACGCACCTATTAGCGCAATAGTCGTGATTGTCTTGCCCGTTCCCATATCCATTAGGAACGCTACCGCCTTGCCCGTGTCAAACTGTTTTAGCGCGAAGTTATATGCCTTTACTTGGTGGCTATAAAGGCTGCCCTTTATCGGCGGTTTTATGGTCGGTTCGGCATTTCCTTTGGTATCCGTTTCGTCTGCCGTCAAAGCCTGTAGTTCTTCGTCAAGCGTTGCTCCGAGCAGTCCGAGCGTTGCCACATTTTCTTTCGTGAGTGGGACTACCCAACATTTATCGTCCGCATCGTAGAACCTGTCCTGCATATCCTTGATGCTCCCGCGATATGCGAATGAATCGTATATTCGTATCGTTTCGTTAGAGCGGACAGCGTACATTCATTCCCTCCCAGTCGATAACCTTGACCATCTTCTCCGCGCCGAATGAGTTTATCATTCGTTCGCTTTGCTCGTAATTGAACGGAAGACCGCCGAGCAGTATTGCCGTTAGTTCCGCTTTACTGATTCCGAACTCGATACAGAACAGCGACAGACTTCCGCATTCTTTCTTCACCATTCGGACGAATGGTTGTATATGTACTTTCATGACCTACCTCTTTTTGGCTCGCCGAATGTTTGGAGAATTCCTTTCATCGTTTCAAGTTCTTCTCCCGTGAGCCCTTCTGTTAATTTTTCAAGGAGCGCAGTTTGCTTTTCGGAAAAGTATTTCATTCCAAGACGGTATCCGTCGGTTATGTAAATGCCACCGCCATTCCCTTGAACCGTGTATACCGGGTAAGACAACGAAAGATACTCTATGTCGTATTTAATTGTTCGTTTGCTGACGCCGAATTCGTTTGCGAGATTCTCTACCGTGTCAGATCTGCGCCGGCACAACACTTCGAGAATTTCCATTCTTCTTTCCATAGAACTCACGTTGTCTCACCTCCCTTGCTCTTGATGGCTGTATTTTATCTGGCGAAGGGGCAAGGTTTTTGCACCTTCAAAAAAGTTTTTTCATTTTTTTCGATAGTTTTTTGGAATAAAAAAAGCCACCGACTAACTACTCTCCTATTCGGATTTCGTTAATCGGTGGCCTCTCAATACTGGTTTAACCTACCGCTTTAATGCAATTTGGTTGTCTTGGTTTTACATTGTCCCTGTTTCAGACCGACCAAGTTCCTTTCGCAAGTTTATTTAGTTAGAGCGTAACAGTTCTTGACCTTGCGGTGCGAACACATCCACTTGGACGTGACGTCTGCTGATTAGTTTTGAAACCGTTACCGTGCCGCAGTGCGGACACTTTATTCGTATAAGACCGTCTTCGCCTTGAAAGCCTACTATAATGTTTCGGCAGTTCAGGCACACCCATTTTATAGGGACATCGCCATCTTTAAAGTGCATAGTTGTTATATTGCCTCCTCTCTCCCTTTGATACTTCGGTTCTGGATTTTTTCTACTGCTATTGTGCGGTCGGGACTTCCTACACAGAAGTAGAAAAGCCGCTGTATCCTTCGTATACACACTCATCGGAACGGGGCTGTGTCCGTTGAGCTTAACGATTATTTAAGGCTGCGACAAGCGTTCGGCTATCATAGATAGGTATCCGTTTCGGCTTTTTGAATTGCGGAATCTCAATTTCATTTCCGCATTTGTCGCAGATAAATCTCCCCTCAGTTTCTTCAAGGTACATATCCTTGTTAAGTTTGCCGCATATCGGGCATTTTGCATCATACGTCATGGCAGTTCCACTCTCGTTGTTTCTTCGATTATTTCATCGCCGTCTTTGTATCGCACGATCTCGTCAAAGTCTCCGTTTTTATCAAACGTCCATATCATGTGCGCTCTGCACTTCGGACAATCAAGGCTGACGGGGACATCGACTTCGTACTCGATATCAAGCCTTTGACCGCATCGACCGCAATGTTTTTGAGTTCTCATGTTATCCTCCTCTTTTAACTTTCTAAATTTTTGATTACTTTGGTTGCTACGCCTTGTATCTTGCACTCTTCTACTTCGATGTCTTTCATTCGCTTGTTCTCCGGGTGCAAAATAATCCTGCGGTTCGCTAAATCCGGGCGATAGCGCTTGAGCGTCACTTCATTGTCTACGAGTGCGACTACGATGTCGTTATAGTTCGCCGTTTCCTGTTGTCTGACAAGCACAAGGTCTCCGTCATGAATTCCTGCGTCTATCATCGAGTTTCCGCAAGCTGTCAGTAGGAAACACTTCTTCGCATTTCCCACAAACGATGCCGGGAGTCTGACATATCCGTCTATACACTCATACTCTTCCGATAATGGTCCGCAAGGCACGTATCCGAGTCTTGGCACGGCAACAACGTTCGTTTCGGTCGCTCGCGTCACTTCGGTTTCGTATCCGTCTTCCCCTATCTCCAAGAGTCCTTGCTCTTTTAGATAGTCGATGTATATCGTTACGTTGCTCTTACTGCAACCGACGTTCTCCGCTATACACCTGATGGACGGGCTTGTCCCGTACTGACCGTAATACTCTTCAATAAAGTGTTTAATTTTGTTCGTCAAGTCTGGTTTCTTCGTTTGCATTCGTGATGGCCCTCACTTTTTCAATAACGGACGCTCCGTCCGTTTTTGACACCTTTATTATATCCATTTTCACTTCCACTGTCAAGAGTCTGAAAGGTATAAAAATAGGGGTGTGCAAGAACATGCACACCCCACTAAAATATTTGTCATGATTTACTTAATCTATGATATTTTCGGTAGCAAATAGCGGACTATTGAAGAACTCCACGATTTCAATGCCTAACCCTTGGCATAACTCAAAAAGAACGCGGACATTGACCGCCACATTGCGTTTGTGTTTGATATCCCCTATCGTTGTTTGATTCACGCCCGTAAGCATTGAAAGGCGGTATGCGGTCAAATGCTTTTCTTCCATCAGTTCCGTCAATCTCGCTGACAGGGCTTCTGCTATTGTCATGACTGCTCCTCCTTTTACTAAACTTTGGCTATGCATTTAGTATAAACTTTTTCTTTTGGAAAATACTGTGCGTAAGTTTAGTATTGCTTGATTTTCGCCCAGTATTTTGGTATAATCATTTATGAGAGGAGCGAATTATGAAGACTGTGTGCGTTACCGGGCATCGGCCCGCAAAGTTACCTTGGGGTTATAAAAAAGAAGGACCCGATTACGATGAGTATATCGAGTCCCTTGCTTGTACTATTGCTGATTATCTTGAAAACGGCTACGACCACTTTATTTCCGGAATGGCTCTCGGCGTCGATATGGACTTTGCCGAAACTGTCATTCAATTTAGGGAGCATTACGACCTTGACGTCAAGTTGGAGTGCGCTATCCCCTGCCCGAATCAGACCTTGAAATGGTCTCCCGCCGAAACGGCGCGATACAAGACTATCCTTGATAAAGCCGACAAGGTCACATTGGTCAATGACCACTATTTCCGAGCTTGTATGCTTGTACGGAACGATTATATGGTAGATCACTCCGACTTGGTGCTTGCCATCTGGAACGGCGAAGAAAGTGGCGGTACGTGGCACACGATTCAGTATGCAAAAGCCAAAGGAAAAACGGTCGATATCATAAAAGTTGACCGAAAATACAGATAACGCGCTATCTGGGATTTCCCAAACAGCGCGTTACTTTTTATCCGCAAATTGCCTCATTTATTGATTTGTAATTCCAGTACTCTTTCCCATTGTCTCCTCGATAATACATCGGTAAATGCGTTCCCATATATCGAATAGCTTCGGGGCATTTTGACCTATCTACTGTTAAGTAATTATATAGTACAACTATTTTTATTCCTGCGTCCTTTGCTTTTTCGCATTCGTATTCTATAAAGCTTCTATTGTCTATTGCATTATTGTGCCTGCATGATGGAGAAGAATAGTAAAAAGTTCTATATTCCGGACAGTAGGCACATTGTCCCGCTCGAACAATATTTGTATTAGCCCCAACAACTAACACAAAAGTTTTTGAGATATCCAATCTTTCCTTTAACGACCTCTTTATAGAACAATTTAGGCTGCTATCCCTTGCTTGCGTAACCGAATGTGCATCAACAAAATCTAAAGTATACCATCTGCTCTCTTTCCATTCATATAACTTTTGAATTGCAACTTTATCGCCATCCCAATCTCCGGCTATGTATGTTTTTGTTCGATATACTCCGTAACTACTCATTATAGGTTTCCTCCTTTAGTTTATATAGATTAATTTTATCTTTTCGACTTTCCGCCAAAACTATATTCATCGTAGATGGATATGTAAATTTTACTTTGCTAATCTTCAATGTCCATATTATTATTTCAAGCAACTCTTGGTCAGAAATTTCACAATCCTTAAACCGTGTTATTCCGCTTCCTAATAACGGAATGGAAACCGTTTTCCCACCATAAAAAGCATCAATTTCACTCCACATCTTCATTAGGCAAGCGGTATACTGTTGCAAAGTCAAATTTGCTTTGTACTGGTCATCAAATTTGGAAAATGCAAGTAAAAAAAATTCTCCATTTTTACAAATAGTTCCCAACTTAAACTGTCTTTTCTTGCCATAGACTTTATTTAGATTCACAAATGTATTCATTTCCCCTATATGAGCATCTTTGGCAATTAGTTTATTCAAGACATTTATATCTTGAACGTAATTTTTGATATATTGCCCATTGATTGAATTTTCAGAAATTAGCCGATCGTCAACAATTGTGTCGAAATACTCATTAAATGCTATGACTTTATATCCTTTCTGAGCAAAAATATCTCCATAAAAAACATTGACAGTCGAATTGTTGATTTTTAAAGAAACCTTCGCTTTTTCATTGGCCATAAGCCAAAGAATAACAAAAAGTGCTACCAATACCACTAAGTAGTCTATTCCAATAATCCACTTGGTTTTTTGGTTAAAATCAACAAAGGCAAGAATCAAAGATACTGGGACGGATGTTCCCGATACCCACTTGAAATAATTTTTCCATAGTTTCTTATCACTTATTTTTACCTTCATTTGTACTCCACCAATATCTACAATGAGTTATGTTGTGTCGCAAAACTAAAAAGACAATTCTTCTCCAAAATAATCGGAATAATTATGTATTAGTTTTGTTTTCCACTCATCGGCCTTCTCCTTGCCTCTATAAAGGCTCTGTGTTCCATAAATAGCGCATAAAAACTCCTCTTTAGTATTAAAAGAAGAAGGTTGTCCATACTTAAAACGCGAATTTGGTCGAATGTTATATATCACATCTCTTTTTACTTGAGTATTTAACGGAAAACGTTTGCTTGTTCCTGCTAATTCCCATATCTTTTTTAACCATATTTCTTTTATGGTAATCGTTCCCTCTGCGTCCATCGAATAACCAAACACTAAATAATCAGCAAACAATCTATATGGCTTTTCTGCCACCGAAGAAACATATGACTCATAATTTGCAATATCAAATGCTGGAGTTGCATTATAGTTGAATGCCTTTACCTCTAACATGTGTCCATTTCTATCTTCTTGCGAAAGAAAAAAGTCTGGAAACTCTTGCGTATTCACAGGTTCGGCATGATAAAAATCATTATTTATCATCCACTGTTTCAGCCAACTTTGAATGCTATTTCCCACCGTATCGGTTGTATCGATGGTAACGGAGGTTTCCCCCAAGGTAAATACAATCTTACCCGGCTTCCCGATTATTGTTTTCTTAAGAATATTGAATAATTCCTCTGCTGTTTTTGTTATCACTTTTTCTCCAAAGATGAAAAGAGCTCTTTTATGCACTCCTTTCTATATGTATTTATTTTCTTTCTTCGATTAAATTTACAATCAATCTCAGTGCGACGGCTTCTATTACTGGTACAACAACGGTATTTCCTAATAAGTCAAATGCTTGAGCCAACCCTTTTCCGTTATTATCAAACATATCTAACTTATAGGTATCTGGATATCCAAACATTCGCAAGCCTTCTCTTACGGTTAGCCGCCTTATCCCTTCGCCATCAACAACCCCAAGTTTACTTACGTCCATCGCTACTAAAGTTGGTGCAACATCGTCATTGTCTAAAATTTTCGTGAATTCGTAACTCAACTTACCTGCTACGATATTGTATCCTTTTTCCTTGGTTTCATCTTGCTCTCGTTGATCAATGACCCCCCCATTTATTTCAACTTTTACTAATTTTTTAGGATGTTCCATAACCAAATACCCTTTTGACACTAAATCATCAAGCATTTGTTTTAGATTTGGCTTATCATAGAATGTAGATATTTGTTTTAAGGTCAATGGCATCCCATCCATCCATTGAATCCCTATTTCTTCAGCCCAATGTTTTTTTCGTCTTTCTTTAAATAGTTTTTCTATTAGGTTCTTTTGTTCTTGCGTAATTTCTCCTTTTAACCCAATTGTCCAACTGTGAATGTTGTTATCTCCGCCTCTTTTGTCTTTTATCGATTTCCCATATAATTCTACTGGTTTATAGTGTTTGAGCAAACATTTAGTAAAGTGACTGTCGACACATGGTTTTCCATGTTCTAATATTTCACCTACACATTTTTGTGTGTGGACAAAATTCTCCATATTTACAGCACCTTTTAGTGTACCGACTATATATATTCTCAGTCGTGACTGTGCAACTCCAAAGTCTTTTGAGTCCAACAACCTCCACTCAACTTGATAACCTATGCCATGTAATTTTTCGAGGATTGTCTTTAAGGTTCTTCCTATTTTATCGCTGGGTTTTTCTTTATCATGGACAACTAACCCCTCAACATTTTCTAATATAAAACCATATGGTCGCTTTGCAGACAATATTCTTTCTATTTCAAAGAATAATGTTCCTCGTGTGTCTAAGAATCCAAGCCCCTTTCCTGCTGTGCTAAACGATTGGCAAGGAAAACCTCCTAAAAGCACATCAAAATCAGGTATTTGACTTGTTTGTATTTCTCTAATATCGCCACATATATTCTCCTCATTAAAATTACTCTTCAGTGCCTCAACTGCATGTGGCTTTATTTCAGAAGTGAGTACACACTCAGTATTGAACCCAAGTTTGTGCGCGGCAGTTTCAAACCCAATACGCGTCCCACCCATTCCCGCAAACAAATCAATAAACTTAATATTTTTCATCTTCAAACTTCCTATCTATTTCCACTATATCTGAAACATCACATTGTAGAGCCTGACAAATTCGCACTAAGACATCTGTTGTAACATTTTCATTTTTGCTCAACTTTGCAACAGATGAACTGCTTAATCCCGCTAAACGTTGCAAGTCTTTCTTTTTAAGCCCTTTATCTATTAAAAGTTTCCATAAACCATTATAGTTCATTCTCATTTTTTTCACCTATGTTAATGATAGCATATTTAGCAAAAAAAGTCAAGCCTAAAACTTTGCAAACGCAAAGATTATTTTTGCGTTTGCAAACCAAACCACAGTAAAATTTAATATTATAATAACCAAAGTTTTATAATAAACATATTTCAAAAACAACCCGCAATACCGCAACCGTTGCGATCAAGGAAAGCACACCGATTATAATCTGTATAATCTCTGCAATAGTCATAAATTTAACCCCTGTAACCTTTTTCTAATATTATCCGTTTTTTATCGCAAAAACTCTCAATTTTAATTGCATCAATGGTTTGTACATTGTCTCCCAAATAAATCGCCTTAATTGGAGGGGCTTCTAATTTTTGACCTGCATCTCCAATAATTCTCCACTCTTTTTGATATTGCCACCTCTCATCTTTTGTTAAAAACATTCTTAAATACTTTGAGCGATCCGCATCTATTTGCCCGTTGCTTATACCAATAACCATTTGTCCAATAAAATCGCATATAATGTTCAACAAAACATTATTTTCTCTCTGGTCATTATATACAACAGGGAAAATCATATCTGTAAATTTATAATGCGAAATATCGTATTCTATACAATACCCAGTATTCCAATTTGTATAGTTATCCCACATCTCCCTATTATTACCATCAATTGTTAATGAACAAATTCCAAAATCTTCTCGCGCTTTCACTGCTCTTAATAACAACTGTTCTATTTGGTTTCTTATGTTTGGCTCATTTATGCTTTCGGGAATATTCCCAAGCATATTTATCAGTGGAGCAATCTCAATGGTTGGAACAAGATTCTGCAATTCAAACGATGCATCCAATAACCAATTTCTTTTTACCAACCCGTTAGGAGTCATAACACCTTCAATAATCATTAAAACTTGCTGGAAATTCTCCGAACTTGTATATGGCCGTATGGACTCAATAATTTGCCTAACACAACGCTTGGTAAGTTGATTCGTATGCGCATCATAATAATCTTGCACATCAATTGAAACGCTACACTCGCTTGGATCGTCCAAATTCTTTGCTGGACACAAGTATAAATATTTGTTTTCAAGCATATCATATGTAAATTCGTCAAAAGGACGATATTTAAATAACGAATTAGGAACACTTGATTTATTCCCTTTCATACGCTCATTTATATTTTTAATTTTTTGTTCGTTTAACATAGGTCTTCCCAATAGAATTTTAATAATGTGTTAATGTGTTCCTTTACCTTCTCCACCACATCATCCGGACCGACCACTTGCAGTTTGTCTCCGAACGATAAACACCACCCGTAGAATGTCGGACTCAACTGCACCGCCGCTTTGAAACGGAGTTTCCCGTTCTCGTCCGGGGTGATTTCCACCTTATCTCCAAAGATATCAAATATCGAATCTAAAATGCTCGCATCGGCTTGAAACTCTACCAACTGCTCTTCGCCTTGGAACATTCCAAACAAGGTCTTTTTGTGCCTTTTCAAATCAATCGGCTCGCCTTTATATACGTCTATAGGTTGATTAACGACCATTTCGACACGGTCCATTCGGTCTATGCGATAATGCACCACGCCCTCAAATCTTCCGTAGTAGCATATCAAGTAGTAGTTGTCATCGTCATAAATTGTGGCAAGCGGATTGACGAAATACCGTTTTCCGTTTCGTCTGTAAACCCGCTCATGCATTGAGTTGAAGTCGAAGTATTCAAACGACACTTTCTTGTTATTTTCTATCGCCAAGTTGATTTCGCTTATCGAATAGAAGATACTTTCGTTTGCACTCTTTGTCGTATTGAACTTTACGATATTGCTCCGTAAGAGTTCCGCGCGGTGGCTACCACCGAGGTCGGCTATTTTATCTAATAGGACTTCAGTTTTACTCGGTGTAATGAAACTTGATGCCTGAACTGCGTCCATAAGAATACGAAGTTCCGGAACGTCAAAGCTGCGGTCAACCACACAATATTTATTCGGCTTGCCGGGGTTCTTCTCGCACAATACTTCGTACCCGAAATCATTGAGAACGTCAATATCTCCGTATAGCGTTCGTCTGTCGCACTCTATGCCCATAGCAGCGAGTTTGGACAATATTTCCGTAGACTCTATGTAATGGTCTTCATCCGAATCTTGGCGCAGTATCTCAAGGATTTTTATGAGTTTAATTTTGTACGCTTTCTCTTGCTTCATCGACCGACTCCTATACCTCTCCCATTTTAGTTAACCATATTATAGCATAAATCTATACGAATGTAAAGAGTAAGGTGTACAAGTTAAGCGACACCTTTCCGTATAAAATAAATGAGCGACATACAATCGCTCATTCTTCGCCGCCTTTGATATTGAATTGATCTCCTATGCCGCGTATCACTTCTGACAAAAAACAACACATTCTTATCAGTGCGTCTTTATCGAATCGAGCCAAGCACTCCGCTTGTTCTTCGCTTGTTAAGTCCGTAAAGCATAGGCTTTTATATTTTCCGTCACGCTCTACCCGAAAGTAGACCGAATCGAGATTGCGTTCAATCGGTGGTATCATTTTCATTGGCCTCCTTCTCCCATTCTTCGCACACATCTGCCATTATGGTCGGTTGCTTGGTATAGCGTTGAATCGGCTTTTCAAACCATTCGTCTATATCGAAATCCCATTTCCCGAACTCTTCCGGAAAAGTCTCAATTAGCCACTTCTTTTTCTCTTTTAGTTGCTGAATAAACGGCGTTATATCATAATTAGAATATTCTCTTGCGCCCTTCAGTATTTCAAGAACTTCATGACCGTACACCATTTCGTCATAACCTTCGTATTCATCAAGACTATTTTGAGGATTATCTATTTTTGTAATCTTCCCGCCATAAGAAACAAAAAGGAAATCGTCTTTGAGGAAATGGTTTGACCACTTACTCGGTCTGTAGACCATGTCGGTTATCCCTTTGGTGGACATATAACCGAATCTCTTGTAATACCGTCCGAACAAATACCATTCCGGCAAATCTTCCGGATATATCTTTGTCTTGTACATGCCAGAAAAAAGTGACCCGTCGCTATTTTTCTTATACCACCGTCCACCTCTCCATACGATTTGCTCCGCAAAATAAACATTGTTATTCAATCTTTTCTTTCTTTTTGTTACCATTTTCTTCTTGCTCCTCTATTTGTATCCCTTTGCTGTCGCAAAACTTCTTAAAAAGTTGTTTCCTTAAAAAACTCGGTATGCAATTGCCCTTTTCCCAACGGTTGAGCGTTGCCGGGCATACTCCTATCTCTTTTGCAAAAGCCTCTTGAGAAAGGAACAGTCGTCCTCTTACTTCTTTAACTATCTGTCCGTATGTTCCCTTAATTATTTCTTCATCTTTATTCATCAAGGTTCTCCTTTCTTGTTTGCTCCGCATATAACCGTGCAAAAGTGTTAACAGAGTTGTCTTCCGTAATTTCCACCGCTTGGTCAAGGTTAAACACTACATGTTTCTGCTCTTCATCGATTATGCCGAGAACTCTATACGACCTATAAGAATCCCACCCCATAACCTTTGATATTAAATGAGTAAACGCTTTGCTATAAATGTCTAATTTCCCGTTTTCGTTTTCAAGGTTTGTCGGTACGCGAAATGACGTAAAAGATATTTTATCGTATGGTTCTAACAACATTAAGTGCCGTTCTTGGTGTAATTGAAAACGAATGAACTTCGGCAGACCAAGTACACGCATCGTCTGTTTGAAGATACGAATGCCCCCGCGTTTGTTATAAAATGATATATATGTTGTCCCTTTACTCATGATTATCCACTTTCTTTGCTCCATCATAGATTTCCGCTTCGTTGAAATCAAAGAGCAAGAGTATCTTTTGCTCGGCTTGAACCAATCTGCCGAACGTCTTATATCGGAGATTTTTATCCAGTCCCCATTGGTCATATATCTTTCTTCCAAGTTGCGGACAATCGAGTTTGCAATACTTCGGCTCGGCCTTGCTCCTTCTCCAAACAACAGCTTCAGTACTGCTCGTTGATGCAGGACGAACCAAAATCGTCTTGCTTTTGTCGTTTAATAATATATGCACCGCCTCGCAATTATTAAAAGCCTGATACGCGCCTTGTCCGAATGCCATTGCATTGTAGCAAAGCGTCATCATCGGCTCTGCCTGTTTTTGAAAATATTGGCTTCTTACAACCTGATATCCGTCAAGGTCTATTTCGTTTAATAAATAATCACTCATTTTATTTCTCCTACTTTATCCGTTGAAATATAGCCTTCTGCCAAATCTATTTTGTATGTGTCTTCGTGGTTCTCAAACGGCACACCGAAACACTCGCGCCATTCTTCCGGCAGCCACGAACGGCGCTTTTTCTTTCCGTTGTTAACGAACAACTCAAAGTCCGTTAGCTTAAACAGGTATAATGCCTCGTTATTGTAAACCGCAGGCTTCCCAAGCATTTTATAGCGATAACTGCTATCCCAATTCATCAGTTCAAATAACTTTGCAGCAAATATTTGGCAAAGCATTTCTCTGTTTTTAATTTCTCGTTCTCCACCGCCGCTCGCCCATCGCAACGAGTCCGGGGCATCTGCTTGACAGGGGCGCACTATCAACCGCTTTTCGTCTGGGTGTATAAGCAATTGGATATATACCACACCGGGGAATCTTCGCAAGCAAGCCATATTAAACTTAAGTTTGTTATCCCATACCGTAATCGCTGGTTCTCTCGTGTGTGCAAAAAACTCCGCTTTTGCCACCTGATAACCTGCAAGATTAACAGACTCTTGCTCTTCGCCGTCTATCAGTTCTTGTATGTATTCGTCATTGTTCATCGGTCGTTACCTCCTTTGTTTTTAATCTTTGTGCGTTTTCCATTAGTTCTGCGTGCGTCAATATCGGTATCGTCATTTGTCCTTCTACGATTCTGCAGTCTACGGTGCTATTCCAATTTGCCGTCCCGCGCGTATAGTACAAGTCGTTTTCGAGACTAAAATCATAGAATTCTTCTCCAAACGAATCTTCCCACTCTTCTGGACAAATTGCCGTTCTTCTCTTCCTTTGTTCTGCCTCGCCACCAAATAAAGCCAGAGGCATTGCGTTAGATAAATTGAATATCATGATTTTGTCGTTGCCTTTCTCTATCCATGTTCCAAGTATCCTGTAATTGAACTCCGGATCCCATTCCATAATCTGAAACAATGCCTTATTGAAATGCGGACAACTTATTGTTTTTATCATTATCGGCTGTCCTTTGCCCGTTCTCCAAGTTATACTGAACACATCGCTCTTGCTACACGGACGAATGGCTATCTTCCTTTCCGTTGGGTGCAACAACAATTGAATATACTCATAATCCGCAAGTTTTTTCCCAACGGAAGTATTAAACATAATCTTGTCGCTTGAAATATTCATACACGGAAGTTCCGAGCGAGCCGTCAAAAACTGTCCCCTTACCACTTGATAACCCGTTAAGTCGAAGTTGCTGAAGTACGAGCGTTTTATTCTTTTTTCCGCACGAACGGTCTTCACGCTCTCCGAAGCCTCGTAATAAGCATTCGGATCGTCATTACACCAATGGTGATTGATAGGAACATAACCTTGAAACACCCCCATATCGATAACTTGCATAAAATGCAATCCACCGCGCATACCGTGTTTTCTGTTCATAAGTAGTGTTTGAGTTGCTTCGTACTTTTCTACGGATATAATTGCCGGGTGATGGTCTTTATACAGATATTGATCTCTGTTTTGCTGATTTCTTCTTTTCTTATGCTCGTATATGTCGTATGTAAACGTCTTCCATGTCAGTACGCTACCGCAATACCGCTCGTTCCGAAGGATGTAGTTGATAGATCCGGAATTCCACTTTTGGTTGCCAAGCTTGGTCGGTATTTCCATGTCGGTCAGCAATGCGGCTATTCCTTCCGTAGAATATCCCGCCAAGAATGCATCGAAAATAAACCTCACCACGGTAGCTTCGGATTCCTCTATTTCGAGTATTCCGTATTTTATATATCCGCCCACCGCATCTCGTGGTCTTCTATACCCATACAGTTCGGGCGTAAGTAGTTTTTTACTTTTGAATCGTTCTTTCAACGACCATATCATGCTTTCGCTTTTCTTAACAGACTCTTCCTGTGCAAACGATGCGAGAATAGATAGCCTTAACTCTGAATCTTCCGTTATCGTATACAAACCATCCGTTTCGAAAAATACTCCTACGGGCGGATTCTGTGCTTTCAGCTCTCTAACGATCATAACGCAGTCGATTAGATTTCTCGCAAAACGCGATACCGCTTTCGTGACTATTAAATCGTACTGCCCGGCTCTGCATGCGGCTATCATTGCATTGAACTCGTCTCGCTTTTTCAACGATGTTCCAGAAATCCCTTCATCGGCATAAATGTGTTTCAAATCCCAATTCGGATGACTTCCTACAAGACTTTGGTAATGTTCCTGTTGAAGTTCAAAGGAGGATATTTGTGCGTCGTTGTCCGTGCTGACGCGACAATATGCGCACACTCGAAGTCTGGTGTTCCTATTATTTATATCCTCTTTCTCTTTGGCAGGAATAAACAAGTCCCCCGCTTCGGTCTCTACTCGTTCGTATATCTCATTGATTCGGTCTTGTCTACTCGTCATCGTATTCCTCTCTTACGTCTTCTTTCATTATCCAAAACCACTCGTTTTTACGTTTTTTCGAGCGTATGCCGAGTTCTTCTTTTGCTGTACACGCCGTCCGTTTTGATATGCCTTTCTTTTGACAAACTTCCAGTACCTTCTGCGCCTTGCATTCGCCGTTTTTCAGCAATTCGCAGATAATACTTATTGCCCTGTCCTTTTTTCCTTGCACGTCGTTGAAGTTGTCCGACATTATATCATCAGCAGTCAGTTTGCTCCTATAAAGCCAAGTTATGGACGAATTGGCATTTATCCTAAAAACCACGGAATCACCCATCGGCGCAAGATTGCTCTTTATGTGTGCCAATATTCTTTGGTCCGGTTCATCGGGTGTTTTTGATATAAGCAACACGCTACGTGCAGCCGCCGGAATGTCTATTGAACCCAACCCCCTATACAGTCCGTTGGCATTCTTCCCTTTGCTCATGTGTCCTATGAGAACTACCGCACAACGTTTCCTTGCCGCTATTTTTGAAAGACGGCTCATTATAGGTCGTATATCTCCCGCTCGATTCATGTCAGTATTATTTCCGAAGTAAGATTGTATTGGATCTAAAATCAATAACCTTGCTCCCGTTTCATCCAAAACTTTTTCGAGTCGTTCGTCTCCCATCGTCAAAGATGCGTCTGTTTCTTCTATATAAGCAATTCGGTCTAAATTTGCCCCACAAGCCTTCAATCTCGGACAGATTGTATCTTCCTTCCCGTCCTCGTTATTTTGATACACAACCGCAAACGGCTCGTTTTTCTTGCGACTAAACGGCATATTGACTCCGTTCGACACAAGAGCCGACAAATTCAATGCAAAAGTGGATTTTCCATCGCCGGGGTCTCCCTGTATAATAGTTATCTTCCCAAACGGAATGTACGGATACCATAGCCACTCGACCTTTTTACATTTGATATTTTTATAATATTTAATCTCGTAAGGTCTAACACCCACTTTATATGCCTCCTAAAACCAAACCGCTGGCTCTTTGGTATAATAATCTGTATAATGTTGATGTTGACCTTATTTATGCTTTTGGTCAACAGCAAACTACGGGGAAAGCGGTTTTGTTATGTGCATCGGCACATCTTCTTTGTACCTTCCGATATAATTCTAACATCTTTTTGCTTTTCCCCTATAATACATTTGTCCTGAAAACACGGGTAAATCCTCGGACATTTGTCTTATAGTAAGGCATCTGCCGAGGTTTGCTCTTCCTATGCCAACTTTAGTTCCGACCAAATTAAAGGAGGTATTTGTATGGAAAACAGCAAATTATGGACAAGTGCCAAGTTCTTCGAGCGGTTGGAATTATTCCTATCCGAACGAGGTTGGTCTCTTTACCAACTCTGCAGTGAGGCCGATATAACCTCGGACGCCCTTTACAAACTAAAGCACCGCAAAGCTTTGCCGAGCCTACAAACGGTTTGTACGATTTGCGATGCGCTTGATTTGTCTTTGTCGCAGTTTTTTGTGTCGGACAACTTGAGCCCTGACTGTAGCGTTATCGTCAGTAGTTTCGAACGGGTTTCTGCCGAGTCTTTATCCGCTTTAGCCGACATCGTTCGATGCTTGAAATGACTCACTTTGGTTAGCATGGTTTGCCTCTAATTAAGCGAAGACTTGTCAGTCTTTCGCTGATAAGTTTTCGCTTGAATTAGAGACCGCATTCCGTGCATTGCGTCCTTGAAAACATACACTAAACTTTCGCCCAGTATAATTATAAAAAAATGACCGAGCAGGCACTCCTGTTCGGTTTTTTCTACGAATTTGTATTCAAATCCTACATTGTCAGTTAAAATCGTACTTCCTATCTCCCTACAAAATACCAAAAGTCTTGGCAAATCGAGACACTCTAACTCTGTAAATTCAGGGGCATTTTTCGACAATTTCGCTTTGGATAGCCGAAAAAGCCTTAAAAACGGTATGAAAAAAGCCAAATCCGTCTCTTTTTGACCGAGACAAATTTGACTTTATCCTTGGCTCCCCGTGTAGGGTTTGAACCTACGACCCTCCGGTTAACAGCCGGATGCTCTACCGCTGAGCTAACGAGGAATATA